GGATTAGTTTCACAGAAACTAACTATTTTTGAGCCTCTTGTTTCAGCACTGCTGCCATTTGAGGATCTTGTTCTAATAGTATCATTTGTTGAGTCAGATTGCCCGTTTTCCAAGGGTTTACCTGACCTCCACCAGCGTTTGCCACAGGACTTGGTTTTGCACCCATGCCAGCAGCAGAACTTGGCTTGAAATGATGCTCATAACCACTACCAGGGTTTTTGAGACTTGTGAGATACGAATTGAGATCCTGCTCTACACCACCGTTTAGGACAACTACTTTTCCTTCAGCGTTCTTTTGTAACTTACTTTGTAACAAAGATAGCATCTGCTCTGCATTTATAACTCCTTGATTGCTGATAGCTGCAAGTGCTGTTGTCCTTGTAGAAGCTGTTTCGTGAGAATTTTTCATCTCTTCAAGCTGTTGAGTAAGACTTATTATCTGCTGGTCTTTATCCTGTGCAGTTTTATTTGCTTCTTCCCAAAGAGTTTTCCATTGACCCTGTTCTTCTAGGTCTTTGGTACGTTTTTCTTCTTTCTGTTTATACACTTCATCAAGTTTAGTCTTGATGCCTTTAAATTTTTCCTGTGCTTCAACAGCCTCTTTTTTAGCAGCAGCTACCTGTGCTTCATACTGCTGTTTGATAGCGTCAAGATTTGGTGCTTGTGGTTGTGAAGGAGTGTCAGTCACAGACTGTTCAGCGTTGGTCACAGACTCAGGCTGAATTACTTTTTCTTCTGGTTCCATTAATTATTCAGATAAAGGGCTGTCAGTTTTCTTTTTTGCAGGTTTTTTCTTAACTGCCTTTGGTTCGGGAGCAGGACAAACAACAGGAGCTTCATCAGCTTCCTTTTTGTGTTCAACTACTTCCCATTTGTAAGTTCCGTCAGATTGCAGAACTTTATCAAGTGATCCAGCCATAAATTTTATGTACTTATCTACTATTGTAGCAGCTTATTCGGGTTTGGCTTCGTTAGCTGTTGGTAAAACTTCACCTTGGACTAAAATATCTCTAAATTCTTCTCTATCAATGACTTGCTGATCGAATAGTGATGTCAAAGCTGTAATATCTTGTCCGATTAGTCGTTCAATATCAAAATCTCTGCTTATTTTTACTTCAGGTGGCTCGATTCCAACATATTCGGCTGAGAGATTGAAGGCTTTTTGTAGCTTTTGCTCTAGCTCCATAGAAACCATTGCAAGCATCGAGTTTGTATCCACACGATCTAGTCTGCGAGCATCTGCTGATTCAGCTACAAACTTCTGTTGTGATAGTGTACTGATTCCTAATGTTGCCATCTGCATCTGTAGCTCTTTTATTTCTGCTGATTGAGCATCAAAAGCACTAGAAGCTGGCTCTACATAGTAGATTTTGTTGCCAGGTTGTGTAGCCATTGCGTAGTTTACAGATATAGCTAGGTCTTTAGTTTGATCGTCATAACCTTCCATTACTAATAATGGTTGTGAGGCAACGTGCAAACTGTGTATTAAGTCGGCTTGTCTTTGAAAGTGTGCAAGATTTAGGTATGCAATGTCCAGTAAAGGTGGTTTGCTTACTAAATTATCTGTTTTGCCAGAATAAATTGTTACTAAAGGTATTTCACCAAGAGAAAAGTTGCCAGATTCTACTTGGCGGTAGTCTTTATCTGCTGAACCTACTTCAAAATTACCAGTTACGCTGTTGTCTGATACGTCATACATTTCTTCAATTTGTTCTTTTTTACGAAATACTCTGTATCTACCTGGCTCAATTACTCTTATCTGGTCGAATACTTGTTCACCAAATTCACCATCTGGAAGCACAGCTTTTTCAGCTAGTCTTACCTGTATCAAGTTTCCATAGTTTGACTCTCTATCTAATCTCCAACCATATAAATTATTTGGGTCTACTTCGATCCAATAAGGTCTGCGGTTTTGGGAGCGTTCTTCTGCAAGGCTTACTGCTCCTGAAGGTGCAGGATAATCTACAAGAATGTGACTTTGGCCGTATGTAAGAGAACACATTAGTATTCTTCGTGCATACTCATCTAAATCTGATTTTCTTCCGTCTACGTCTGCCTTGAACATTTCTGTCCAGTATGGATCGCCTGTTAGTGTTATTGGTTTGCGTAATACCAAACCTGTAGCTGCTCTTATTAGTCTTTGGGTAAACGGACTAAATACTGCTCTATTTACTCTTGCAAGGTAGGCTTCGTAATCTTCTCTTGGTTCTAAAGGTAAAAATGCTTCGCTATTTGTTCTAAGATAATCAGTTCCTTCGGTTACAGCTTTCATTATTTCCCAACCTTTCATCATGTCTAGAACAGCCCTAGTGCGAGTAAAAGGGCTGTCTATCCCACCTACAGAAGTAGACGAGACAATGTTTGTTCTAATTGGTCCAGGTACAGCGTATGTCATTTAACACCTCCATCTTTTTAATGCTAACGCTTTTCTGGTAGGTCGCCCCTTTTTATCTTTTAACGGACCTGGCATACCTTTCATACGAGCACAAAAACTTTTTCTCCTTGCTGCTCTTTTACCAGTAGGATTCTTTTCTGTAACAGGTGCTTGTAAGTTGCTGCCTGTTGCACGGTTGTATTTAGCTCTACCTTTAGCAGTCAGTCCTCCCTTCTTGGACTTTTCGCCTCTTCCTACGGATAGACTGACTCCTCTGCGTTTAGCCATTATTTTCCTACCTTTTTCATGGTCAAGTTGTGAGCTTCAGTAAAAGTTTTACCTTTTAGCATTAGCTTCTTCATCTCTTCCATGTGTTTCCTAGTATGAGTACCCTTTTTCTTATGTCTAGCTAAAGCGTCTTGCTGTCTTTGAGTTAAAGTTTTCATTTTTTCTTCCTCTTTTTCTTGGAACGTAGCTTTTTAAGATCAGCAGCAGTAATCTTATCCCGTGGTGGGGCAACAGCAGCGAGTTTACGCTGTTTGCTCGAATAAGATCTTTTAGGCATTAGACAGCAGAAGTGATAGCACCATTAGTTACAAAACTAACTGATACTGTGGAAATGTCTCCAACTGTTGAACTAAATGAAGTTCCTGTAATAATTCCGTTAAAACTTAATTTTTTACTTCCTGATGTATCTAAAAACAAATTAAATGAAGCATCGCCAGCATCTTCAGCAGTTAATACATCTGTAATAATCTCAGCAGTATCATCTCCAGATGTTGCTGTATATAAAAGTTCGACTGTGCCAGAGCCAGAAATCAGAGATCCTACATACTTTCTAGAAGTGTCTCCATGAGCAGTGCACTCAAGAGTGTCTTTTGTTGTATCTAATGTCCATGAAGTTGTAGAGGCTACTGCTCCAACTGATCCAGTTCCGTTATCAAATGATACAGAGCCTTCTTCACCACGAAAAAATGCCATGATTTCAATAAAAATTTTACCTATACGATTATATTACCGTGAAATTGCTACTTTTACAGTTATTTTTTCTTTTTAGTTGATTTTCTTGTAGTCTTTTTCTTCTTTCCTTTGCGTACAGAAGCAATATAACCTTGACACCTTGCCATTGCGTGAGATTTAGCCATTTTTAACTCTTTGTTTTACGTTTTTTACGTCTATGTTGATAAGTTATCTTCTTACTACCTGTTTTTTCACGTTTAAAACGTGCTTTTTCGGCTGCTGACATCTCTCCGACAGTCTTAGGTGTCTTACTTGAGACACGTTTTTTAGGTCGACAAGCTGGATAGCCTCTTTTTTCGCCTTTTTGACGACCACAAGGCTTACCAGTTTTTACATCAACCCAATTTTCCTTAAACCAACGGGTAAGACCGCCACTACTTCTTGCCACGTTTTTTCTCCACTCGGTAAGTACCACCACGTTTTTTGTACTCT